CGAACGGGTTGGTCGGCATCGGGATCTGGATCATACTGGCTGTGACTCGGCTGGCCAGGAAAAAGTCCTGCCACAGCTCTGCCGCCATCTCGGTGGGCACCAGCTCGTCGCCCGTTCCGGTCCCGGTGCTGGTCAGTGCCTTGATCGCCGCCCGCAGCTCATCGCTCGGCCCGACCGCCTCGCCGGACATCCGGGCGTGCTTGAGATCCACCTGCGATTCAAGCACCCTCCCCGCCAGCCACAGATCGATCGCCTTGACCTTGGTATTCATCATCCGCGCGTGTCCGTCCCGCGCGATGCCCTTGACCAGCGGCAGGTAGCGGTTGCCCTTGAGCTGCGGCAGCGCCTGGTCGACGCCCTCCGCCCACACCGTGTCGCCCGACGGCAGCGTGCGCACCGGCGCTGCGGCCAGCCGCTCCTCGACCTGCGCCTTGACCAGCTCCTCAATCCGGGACGCAAACAGCGCCTTGATCCTGTCGTCGTCCATGCTGGCCGGGTCGCTCTTGTGGCTCAGGACCAGTTGCTGCAGGTCGTGGATTTCCTTGGTCAACATCTCGATGGTGATCGTTTGCTCACTCATCGCAAAACCTCCTTGAGTCGTTTCAACTCGCGCCGTAGCGCGTCCATATCCAATGATTGCCGCAGGACTGTGATCTCCCTGGCCAGTGCGTCTAGCTCCTCTGGCGGGATCCCTTCGTCGCCCTGCCCAACGTACAAAGCCGGGAATGCCTCCCGCAGCTCCGCCTCATCCATCTCGCGGAACTCGGGCGCCGGCTTGTCCCACTGCGCGTAATGTTTCGCCAGGTGGTTGTAGACTCCCCGGCGATCCCCCTCGTCTTCGATCCTCCCCCCGCGCGCGCCGAATACCAGGCTCCCCATCGCCGCGCTCACCCCGCGCCACACGGCGCGGAACGCCCCGCCCACGATGTCGTGGTGTGGCCCCTTGTAGCTGGTCAGCAGGTCCGGCTCGCCGTCCACGAAGGCGAACCCCTGCCGGTACCTGGCCGGGTCCCAGTCGTCCCCGCCCGCCCACTCGCGCAGCCTGGCCCGCGCCGCGCCCGCATCCCACGCCGTCCCCTCATCCGCCGGCGGCGTGCTGCTGTGCGCGCTGTACGGGATGACGCTCTTGCCCTGCGCCTTGCCGAGCCGCCGCGAGATCATCTCGCTCGCCACCCGCACCGAGCGCCGGGTCAGCTTGCAAAGCTCCATCCCGCCAACTCTATGGCCGCCCCACGCTTTGCTGGTCGGGACAGGCAGCGAGAGGAGAATGTCCGATAGCTCCAGGACCTCCCACTCGTCGTCCCACGGCGCGACCAGTTCGTCGTCCGGCTGCGCCTTGCCGCTCGTCGAGAAAACCGCGTCCTCCCCCCATCCCTCGTCGTAGAACGCCAGCGGAGGGACGAAATCGACGCTCTTGCGCGCCACCGTCTTGCCCGCGTCCCGGTGTGGCACCTCGACCAGCTCCCCGTCCTCATCGCAGTCCAGTTGCGTGGCGTCCTCCGGGATATCCAATGTATAGGCGTGAAAGCAGGCGAACAGCGTCTGCTCGCGGTCCAGGTTGCTGTACACCGTCAACTGCCGGATCCAGGCCACCAGATCGCTCCCTGCGCTGAGCGGAGTCGAAGCGCCAGAGCCCCCAGGAGCGTCTTTTTCGTCGTTTTCCTCGGGATCTCCAACATTGTTTCGCTCAGCGGCCTTCCTGGTGAGTCTTGCTGCCTCTCCACGATGTGTGCTGACCCATTCGACGCATTTTTCGCAAAACTGGACTGCCTGCCCCGTCAAAATCAGTGACGCCAGCGTCGCGCTGCTTTCATACGACGCTCCACACCCGATACAGTCCAGCGTGATCGTGCGGCTGCCTTCCGGCTCATCGCCAAATGCCTTTGCCGCCAGCCGCAGCGCCTCCTGGTTCGCCGGGATGGGCACCAGGCTCCATTCTAGCAGCTCCCACTCCTGGTAATCGCGTCCCCCGACGTCGTTCTCGCTCGACTCCAGGTTGATGAATCCCACGCTGGCCGCCTTGATCCAGCCGCCCTGCCACAGCAGCCGCACGATGTGCTGCGGATCCTGGTCGTTCGCCGCCGGCCGCAGCTCGAAATCCGCCACCAGTCCCTCGGGCCGCCGCTCGATCGAGAGCGTGCGCCCGATCGTGGCCCAGGGCTCGTGATAGTTGTGGCCCCACTGGACGACCGGATTTTTCATATAGTTGTCTGTCCGCACGCCGGCCGGCAGCACCCGGTCCCGGTCGCGGTCCACCGCCGCCGTATTGATCAGGATCTGCCCGCCGTTCTCGCGCAGCTCCCGCACCACGATGTCGAATTGTTTTCGCACGTCCATCTCACCCTCCGTCCAGGTCGTACAATGCCTGTTGTGTGACCACGTTTGCACGTTCCAACGTTCTCACGTTCCAACGTTTTCACGTTCCAACGTTCTCCCGCGCATAATACAGCGCCGCGCACCGGCAGTGGATATCCTCCTCCGGGCATCCCGTGTTGCCCGGAGACTGTCCCCGGCACATCCCCACCTCGAACTCCTGATCGCTCGGGATCGGGTTGTCATAGTAGGTGAAATGCGCCTCCCTGTGCGTCGGTCGCTCCCGACCGTCCAGCGCCGCCAGCCAGGCTTTGTACATCGTCAGCCCGGCTTCGCGCCCGGCCTGGCTCGCGCCCTCGTAATTGCCGATCTCGGACGCCTTGTGCATCTCAGTGCGCGCGATCCGCTCCCGCTCGTAAGCCGTCTTGCGCGTCTCGAACACGTCCGAGATCCGCGTCTTCATCTCGTCCTGCACCCGCGCCACCGCCCAGCCGCCCGCCTGATCCGCCTCGGATAGGATCTCGCGCAGCACCGTCGCGATCTGCTCCTGCGTCGTCTCGTTGATGTCCGCTGCGAATTTGATCCGCATCTCTAGAATCGCGCGCTGGACCTTCGGATCGCCCATGTCGAACGGCGTGTCGAGCCCGAAGCGCGCCAGCTCGGCCTGGCCCGAGGCCCGAACCACGTCCGTGTAGAACACCTCGTACATCAGCGCGAACCAGGAATCCCAGTTTTCCTTGTTGAACAGCTCGTCGACGTGGGTCGGGTACCCGGGCGGCGCCTGCTTCTGTTCGGCGTTCGCAGATTTGTATTCGTCCAGCTTTTCCAGGACCGCCGTTTCCTGCTTGCTGAAATCCTCCAGCAGCTTGGCCGCCATCCGCCGCTCGTGCGGCATATACCGCGCCGTCCGCTCCTTCCACATTGCCTTGTGCCGCGGCGAGCCGTATTCGGGCACAGTAGGGGCAGACCCACGTGTCTGCCCTTCCCCACGTGTCTGCCCTTCCCCACGTGTCTGCCCTTCCCCACGTGTCTGCCCTTCCCCACGTGTCTGCCCTTCCCCACGTGTCTGCCCGTCTGCCTGCGGCGCGCTGCCCCCGCCCACCGGGATCAGGTTGAATGGCACGTATCCCACGTCCCCGCCCTCCACCGGCCCGATCCCCAGCCCCAGCCGCTCGTCCAGCACGTTGAATGCGATGCCCATCGCCCACAGCGATTTAGCCTGCTCGATTTTGGGCGCCTTGTCCTCCTGGAGCACGCCCACGCCGCTGGTGTCCGTCGCGATCCTCTCGCCCGGCTTGAGCATCGCCCGCCGTTTGCGGAAAAAGCTGGTCAGGGTGCTGTCGCGGCGACGGGCCAGGCCCATCACCGTGAGCGACATGAACCAGCGGAATGCCTTCTCATAGTTCTCGTACGTGTCCCGCCCGTAGCCCATTACCTCATCCGGGACCCCATACAGCCCGCCCACCTCGTCGCGGCTCATCTCGCGCTGCTGCATCCACTCCACGTCTTTCGGCGGCCAGGAAAACAGCTTGATGTCGGTCACGCCATCCTCGAGCACGATCGGCTTGTGCCAGTTCTCGTATCCCCGGAATTTCTCGTACAGCTTGGCCTCGTAGCCTTCGCGCTCCGTCGGCGTCAATCCCGTCGGCGCGATCAGCGCATAGTCCGGCCTGGCCCCGCGCTGCAGGAACGTCTTGGACCAGCTCTGCGCGAAAATGTCGATCGTGATCCCGGCCCGGATCGCGTGCGCCGGGCTCAGCCCCCGGTACGGATTCAGCGGATTCGGGAATCGCGTGTGGCACATTTCCTCCCGCGCGATCTCCAGCGGCTTGCCATCGTACCCGCCGCGCGTCGGGTCGTACACGTACTGCGCCGCTCGCGGGTAATAGATCCCGCGCTCCTTGTCCGGCGTCACGCCCACCAGGTCGGGCCGCCGCAGCCACACCTCTGTCGGCGCGCCCCGCCCGTTCGACACGAAATGGAAAAAACTCTCGCCGCCGAGCAGCATGTGCACCAGCCACACGCCCCACAGGTCGGCCGGCGTCCACTCGTCGTTCACGTACCCGAACAGCTCGGTCAGTGGATGCGCGCTCTGTGTCTCGCCGTCGGCGTCGATCACCACCACCGGCAGCGGCGCGAGGGCCTCGGTGATCACCGAGACCGCCTTGTGTACCCACACGTAGACCTCGTACACCCGCGCGTAATCGACGAACCCCGACAGCTCGGCTTCCACCCGACTCGTGCCGCCTTGGCTCAGGATGTGCACCCTATCCCGCACCGGCACGGGCAGGTGCGTCTCCTTGCTCATCAGGTCCAGCACTCTACGCCACAGGCTGTCGCCCACTGCTCGCCTCCCGGTATCCCACCACCGCCGCCGTCCACATCAGGCGTGCCATCCGCACCACCCACCCTGCCGCGTACCCGATCCCGTAGCACGGGATCAGCGGGATGCTCAGCAAAAATTCGCGCGTTTCAGGTCCGACAAGCCTCATTGTATGTCCAGCACCGGATCGATTCCTGTCGCCAATTTGGTATCATCCTGTTACATATCCATCCGCACATATCGCAATGGAGCCGCATACATGATACGGCCATCCCTGGGCAATAATAACGATAGTTGGGCACACTGTCACGATGTCCAAGTATATCGGCATCAGCCACTCGCCAAAAAATAGCCCTTTTCCCTATTCAGTGCACATCACTACCCATTGTGGTCCACACGCCCCCAAAAGGGCCTTTTTTGGACTTTTACCCACTACGGGTAGTATGTCTCAAAAACTGCTTCCAGGAAGTCCTGAGAGCATCCCAGTGTGTACCGCGTTGGTATACAATTCGCACATCATCGGATGGGGCGCATTCTCCTCTAGAAAAAGTCGTTCCTGCTTCCCCCTTGCTTTTTTCGACAAACTATGATATAATAGTCATAGAGTCGGAATATAGAAAGGAGCTTCGTAAAATGTTGTATATCCCCAAAGGTCGCGCCAGGGAATATGCTCCCCTGGCCGTCAACCATTACCGGGGATGTGGGCATGGCTGCGTGTATTGCTATGTGCCCACCATCCCCCCCTACAAATTTGCAGAATGCCCCCGGGCTGCATTCCATAGCGACCCGGCCCCGCGCCGGAATGCCGTGGCGCAATTGGCCGCGGATTGCAGGAAATCCCCTGGGCAGGGAGAGCGGGTCCTGCTCAGTTTTACCTGCGATCCGTATCAGCCGATCGACGCGGAATATCGGCTGACCCGCCAGGTCATCGAGACGCTGCATCAGGCGGGCTACCAGGTCCAGGTCCTGACCAAAGGGGGCACCCGGGCCCTCTGCGATCTCGATCTGTTTGGTCCCGGCGATGCCTTCGCCGCGACCATGACGTTGCTGTCGCCTGAGCACAGCGAGAAATGGGAGCCCGGCGCGGCGCTGCCGGAGGATCGGATCGAAGCGCTGCGACAGTTCCATCATGCGGGTATCCCGACCTGGGTCAGCCTGGAGCCCGTGCTCAATCCGGCATCCGCGCTGGAGATCATCCGCCGGACGCACCCATTCGTCGATCTGTTCAAGGTTGGTACCCTCAACCATCATCCCCTCGCCCAGCGCATTGATTGGCGCCAGTTTGCCGTCGACGTCGTCCATCTTCTCGAATCCCTCGGAAAGGAGTTCTACATCAAGCGAGATCTGGCCGCATTCCTGTCTGGCTGATTCGCTCCAATGCCACAGCCAGGGTGGCAGGGTCGATCTCCATTCCGAAAAGAATTTTGGCCTGCTCCTCGCAGGCCAGCAATGAAGCCCCCGATCCCAGGAACGGATCGGCCCACTTCTCCCATCGAAAGCCGATCAGCATCTCCTGGAATAGTGCGACCGACTTGCCATAGGGCATGATGTGATCCACGTACTCCTCGGCTAGCTCGATCACGTCCCCAAAGTCTTTCCGCGGTCTCTTCCATCCCAATTTTTCATCCTGACGGCTCAACATCACAATATGATGATGATAGTGAATCGCAATGTAGGGCGACGGAGTAGAGCGCGGAGTACGATGACGCCAGATGAGATCCTTACAGAATTCCCAGTCATCGCCGCACAATTGGAAAGCCTGTGAACAGTCCGTCAATACGACTGCCCGTTTTGCAAATTTGGTCAGGCAGGTCCTGACAACAGAGCCTGCCATATCGTAGGGCGGATCGGTGATCACCGCATCTACTGTGGTCCCGGCCAGTAAATCGGCAATGGCCCCGTCGTCCGTATTGTCGGCGCACAAGATCCGGTGAGAGACCCCCGGCCGTAGCAGGCTGGGAACTTGCCACAATTGCCCGGCGGTCACTCCCCACTTTTCCCGCAGCCAGGCCGCCGGTGCATCATCGTGCGGTTTCGAGTCGTAGCGTTTTATCTCCAATCTTCTCTGCGCCTCTGCTGCCATCAGATCCAGCCGATCCCGCAGCCCCTCATCAAGCTGGTCTCCCACCTTGGCGGCTAGCGCCCGCAGCCGATCCACCGCCGTCCCTGCCATCATCGTCAGCGGATCCAGGCTCGCCAGCAACACGTCCGCCTCGCCATCATCCAGGTCGGTCACCAATACGGGCCATTCGCCCGAGTAGCTCTCCTTGCGCAGATGCCCATCGATCAGCGTCAGCGCGCCGCCGTTCCGCTCGCTGTAGTACGCGATCAATGCATCCGCGATCCCGACCTGCTCGATCAGCGACACCAACGCCTTATGCTGGGCCTGTGGGTGTATCCGCCAGTTCCCGGCATTGTCCAAAAGATCTGCCGTGTTCACTCGCCTCAGCTCCACAATCCGGTCCCGTATTCCCACTTCATACTCCCATCCTGGTCACACAACAAACGTTGTATGGCGTAGGGGCACACCCGCGTGTGCGCCCTCCTATCCCCGCCTCGCTCTCAGCCACGCCCAATATCGCAGCGCGTCCGGCCCGTGGTCGTCGGCCTTGACCGGCTGCTCGTCCGGGTCGCGTCCGGCCTTGCCCTCCGGGTACTGGTAGCCCTCCGTCATCTCGGCGATGAACCGCTTGCATCGCGGATGCACCCGCAGGTAGATCTCGCCCTCCGCCGTGCGAAACAGCCCCCGCACCACGTTGATCCCCTCGACCACCCCGCACTGGGCCCCTCTGGCCACCACGTCCCCCTGCCGCCAGGCCGCCGCCAGCGTCGCCGCGCTCGGGTCCCCGACCGCGATCTCGATCTGGTCAAGCGGCTCTCGTTCCTCGCCGGCGCGCCGCCGGTGGTTGGCCACCAGCGCCTTGGCCTCGCCGACGCACGTCGCCGGCTGGTGCCGTGGGTGATACAGCTCGTCGAATACGTCGATCGTCCGGTCCTTGCGCTGGATGAACAGGAACGCCCGCGGGTTCGTGAACCCATCGTCATACGCCACCTCGACCAGCCGCGTCTCCGGATCGTACTCGGCCTCCAGCGTGATATTCTCCGGCCCGAAGGTCTCGTAAACCAGCCCCTCGGTGAGCTGAATAATCTGTCCCTCGAGCTCCTGCAGCCGCAGCTTGCCCGTGTACGTGGCCATCATCGAGGCGTAGAACAGCGGGTCCAGGTTCGGGCGGTTGTCGTGGATGGAGGCAAAAAAGTGCGCGTACATCTCGCCTTCGTACCCCGCCTCGGCCAGCGCCTGGGCCACGTCCTCCGGGATGTCGTTCTCCACGAATAGCTTGTTGGTCCAGTTTCTCATCCCCCTGGGCGTGAATGTCGCCCACGCCTGCGGGCTCGGCCCGATGCGCACCCCGCCAATGGCCACCCGCCAGCCCATCCCGTTTTTGTCCCGGCTGCCCTCGTCGTACCACAGCCAGTTGATGTTGGGCCCCCTGGCGCTGTCCGGGTCCTTGAGCCCCTTGCAATAGGCCACCGCTCCGTTGTCAAAATGGATCGTGAACGCCTGGCTCGGCTCCCACTCGGCCATCGCCCGGTAGTGGTCGCGCGCCACCACGTGCTCCCACGGCAGCCAGCGCCGCATCTCGGGCCAGGTGCTCAGCTTGAAATTCTCGAAATCGGGATTGATCACCGCGCCTGGCTGCCCCATCCGGATCCGGCGCAGCGCCTCCTGCGCGCCGGCGACCGTCTTGCCCGAGCCGCGCCCGCCGAACAGGCCCCTGAACCGGGCCGTGCTGGCGTGGAACGCCTCCTGGCCGCGATGCGGGACGTACGGCTTGCCATCGTCGCGCGTGAACCACGGCGCGTCCCCCCGCCAGGCCCGCCGCCGCAGCTCACTCGCCGCTTGCGTCCGTAGGACCTGCAGCAGGGCCGCCCGCTGCTGCGCCCTCGTGCCCTGCAGCAGGGTACTCGTCGGCGTCATCGTCATCGAGCTCGAGTAGTCGAAGGAGCTGATCATTGCTCAATCCCGCCAGTACGTTGACTACCTGGTCGCCCCCGCCCAGAGCGCCAGGCGTCGGCTGCAGCCTGCTCGCCGTTTCCGGTTCCGCCCAACGCATCAGCGTGTCCGCCGCGCTGATCCGGTCCGCGCCCCGCTGCTCTTGCTCGCTCATCACGTTGGCCAGCGCCGCCGGCGCCACCGCCGCGTACTCGGCGATGCTCTGCCGCCGCTGCCGCCGGTAGTGCGCCTCGATCTGCGTCGTCTGCTCGTCCGCCCAGTTGAGCGCCCGCTGGTAGCACGCCTCGTATGCCGCCCGGATCTCGGGCCGGTGCCGCCACTTCTGGTACCAGATCGTCTCGCTGCACACGTCCTCCTGGGAGAATACCTGGCCCAGGGGCTGCTCGTTCGCCCGCGCGAACGCCAGCTTGATCACCGTCCGCCGCTTCTTCGCCGCGTGCGCCCCCCGGATCGCCCGCAGCAGCTCGCGGATCTCGTCCGTCAGCCACTGGTTGCACTCGTCCGGCAGGTCCATTTCCCTGCCCATCACTACAGCCTCTCATCATCGGCCCGCCCCAGGTACCGCGACCGCCGCACGCCCTTGTCCCGCCACCGCAGATACCGGTACCGGTGCCCCTTGATCGTCTTCACTTCCACCCACGCCCCCGCCGGCGCGTCCGTAGGGGCGGACCCACGTGCGCCTTGCGGCCCTTCTACTTTCTGGTCACACAACATCTCTTGTATGTCCTCCAACGTTCACACGTTCCAACGTTCACACGTTCCAACGTTTTAACGTCTTCCCTACGGCTCGCACTCCACGATCGCCTTTGCCTCCAGGTCGTTCCCGCTCACCGTAAACGCCACCCGCACCCGGTACCGGTGTCCTCGTGTCAGGCTCGCGATCTCGGGCAGCGTGATCACGTCCCCGCTCACCGAGGCCGACCCGCTCGCCACTGTCGCCGTGACGTTTTTCTCGTTGTTGCTCAGGTCCTCCACGGTCACTGTCACCCCGGTCGGATCCGAGCCCCAATTGGTCGTCGTCAGCGAGTAGGTCACCGCCTCGTTCTCGCCCTGGTACTGGAGACCCTCTGCTATCGTGAGATCCGTGCGATTCATCGCTCCTCCAGCGTCCAGGCCGTCGAGCGGCTGCGCAGCGTCCAGGCCGTCGAGCGGCTGCGCAGCGTCCAGGCCGTCGAGCGGCTGCGCAGCGTCCAGGCC